ATGATCCGCGACCCGAAGTTCTACGCCCTGCTGGGCATCGCGGTCCTGCTCTCGCTGATCCTCGTGGTCCTGCTCGCCGACCGCGGCGTCGTGGCTCCCCCCGAGCCGCAGCCGGCGCCCTACAGCACCGGCGACCGGCTGGAGGGCACCGACCCGGTGCTGTGCATCGAGGACCACACCAGCGGCTTCCCCGTCGCCCAGGCGGCCGCCGAGTTCGAGGGTCTCGTGCGGATGGTCGTGGAGGACGACTGCAGCGGGCAGCCGAACGCTGTGCTCGTCGCCCTGGTGATCCGCGACGACGAGAGCTGGTCCGGCTGGTACAACGGGCCGAACCCGTCCCGCGACGGCGCCGCGTTGATCTCGCTGAACGTCGCCGAGGCGTTCCGGCTCGACGCGCGCGGCTGGCGGATGGTCCTCGTGCACGAGCTCGGCCACGCCGCCGGCCTCGACCACACCTTCGAGGGCGAGTCGGTCATGGACCCGCTCGACTACAGCGACCACGACGGCCTGACCGAGTCGGACCGGCGCCAGCTTGCGGAGATGTACGGGTAGCTCAGGCGCCCATGCCGCTGATGACCCACCAGTTGGTTCCGTCGTAGACAACGGTGCGGAGCCCCAGAGGGCTTTCGATGCCGATGGTCGGTGTGCCGTCGATGTTGGCCCCGGAGCCGTCGATGGTGATGCCGAGCGTGCCGGCGACCTGCTTGATCGTGAAGACCTTGCCGGCTGGCGCGTCGGTGGGCAGGTTGACTGCTGTGTCGTTGACGTTGCCCGTAGTGTCGATCAGCTGAACTGTGGGCGAGTCGGCTGCCAGGTTGACGGTTTCGCCGGTTTGGGTGGTGACGGTGAGGTGTCCACCACCAACGCCGGCCACGGCAGAGTCGACGTACGCCTTGGTGGCCGTGGAGATGGGCTTGTCGGCGTCGCTGGTGTTATCGACGTTGCCGAGCCCGACGTCGGCCTTCACGAGCGTGACCGCGCCGGTGTGGCCGTTGACCGAGATGACGCCGGTCGCCGCCTCGAACTTCTGCCAGACCGCGCCCTCGTAGACGACCAGGTCGCCCACGTCGAAGGTGATCGACCCGGAGCCGAGATCCTGTGAGCCGGCGACGTGCACCCGGTACATGTCGCCGGCCGCCCCGGTCCCGTCGGCGAGCGTCGGCGTGTTCGTGCTGGCATCCCAGTTGCCGTGGTAGTTCAGGCCACTGATCGGCATCTGAGCCAGCTTGATGAGTCCGGAGCCGTCGAGCACCGGCACACCATTGGCCGCGTCCGTGGTGAGCGACAGAACGACGTCATCGCCGTTCGGGGTGACGACCAGCGGCGGGTCAGCGGTCACCTGGTCGCTGGCGTTGCCGCCCAGGGTCGTGATGGGCGTGGCGACGCCGTCAACGACCGCGTAGAGCGCCACGCGCCCCACCAGGTCGCCGTCAGCGGTCCGCGGGAAGCCGTCGACCTCCTCGCCCTGCAGTGCGGTGGCTGGGTCGCCGTCGGCGTACGGGACGGCGCGGCCGACGAGCTGGCCGTCAGCGGTTCGAGCGGGTGCCATTGCGCGTGACCTCCTGATATGTACTGGGCGTGTCTCCGTCAGGAGACCGCCATCGCCTGCCACGAGACCGGGATATTCGACCAGCTCGTCGTGCTGCCCGTGGAGTTGAAGATGAACAGCGTGAAGCCGGTGGTGGTGACGCTGATCGCCCGGCTGTGATGCTGGGCCGTCGCCCCCGATCCGCTGACGATCTCGGTGGTCACTGCGGGCGGCGCATCGAACGTCCGGCCGAAGCTCACGTTCTGCGTATGCGTGGTTTGCGAGGTGAACGACACGGTGGCGATGCCGGCCGCTGCGTCCGGCGGGCTCGTCGTCTCTGCCCAGTCCGACCAGACGTCCGCGGCCGCACGCCAGTGCCGCACCCACTGCTGCGCCGTTTCCTGCGATCCGACCTTGAAGAACTGCTGCACCGTCCGGGCGGAAGTCGGATGCCGGAAGGTGACCACGAAACCGAAGTTCTCCGGCCACGTGTTGTCCCCGGACACGTTGCTGACCGATAGCCCGATCGGGTATGCGGTCTCGTCGGTCGATGCCGGAGGCGCCGCCGGGATCTGCGACGACATGAACTGACCCAGCAGGGCGACGTTTCCGCTCGACCGGGTGTCGATCCCGTCTACCGTCTCCTCGATGGCGCGGAAGCCGGCGTCGATCTGGTCCGGGCCGTCCGGCTCGTCGTCGAGGGTGGGGACCGGCCAGCCGTAGATGGGCGTGTTCATGGCGTTCCTCTCTTGGTGACTGAATACGGCATGCCGATGACCAAGCCGGAGCCGCCGGTCCTGCGCAGCTGCAGCTCCAGCGTCCAGAACCCGTACGGCGTCATGACGGGGTCCGGGAGGAGGCGAGGACCGAGGTCGACGATCTGGGCCGTGGTGCCGGAGAACGCCTCCGTGCTGCCGAGCTGGTGGCCGCCGACCAACACCCGAACGGCGCCCCCCGTGGCTTCCGGAGCGCACCAGCAGCGCATGGCCACATGCAGTGCTGGGTGCGTCACATAGAGGCGCCCGAGCCAGACGGTCGTGTATGCAGTGGAGTCGACCGAACTGTTGCCGAGCGAGGACACCGGGTACACCGGGACGTCCATGTAGGGGCGGTCGAGCATGCCGGCCGGCCCGGCGTCGGTGGCCAGAGCCCGGACGCCCTCGTGGTCGGAGATGCGCACGATCGGCGGTGCGTTCGGCTCTGGCGGCGCGATGCCGAACAGGTCTCGCCGGTCGTCCTGCTGGACCACCAACCCCTGGCCGACGATCTCGCCGGTGTCCTCGATGATCAGCTGTCCTGCGATCATGTGCGGGACGCCGTTGGGGTGGTAGGTGACGATCTCGCCGCCGCCGGCCGAGGTGCGGCGGATGCGGACGGTGGCGCGGCCGGCGCCGTCGCGCACCACGATCTCGCCAGGGTCGGTGGAGATGCGCCCCAGCACGAAGTACTGCGACTTCACACGCAGGACGCCCACGACGTCGCCGACCTGAATGGCCAGGGCCTCGGTGCGCATCAGGAACGGCACGCCCGTGATCGAGGTGCCGGCGATGACGATGGCGTTGTGCCCGGTGTCGGTCTCCCACTGGGTCACGATGCCGGACCGGAACCCGATGTCACCCTCGCCGGCAGACACCAGCCGCGTGAGCGCGGTGGTCAGATCGTCCTGGGTGCTCATGACAGCCCGATCTCGATGCTGGTCTGGTCCTTCGTGGTCGCCGTCAGCGGCTCACCGGCAGTGAGCGGGATGGTGACCGTCTGCAGCGTGTGGATGTAGTCGTGGTCCCGCGTGAGCACGCGGACCGGGTCGAAGGGCTCCAGGGCCGGGTTGGGCACCGCGGCGAGGTCGAGCGAGAACGGCAGCCCGAGGTTGTCGCGCAGCATCTTGGCGGCGGCGGCCTGCGCCTGCTGGGTGGTGGTGAGGAACTGCGAGGAGTAGAACCGCGGCACCTTCCCGAAGGTCAGACCGTACTGGTTCACACCATGCCAGTACGTGGGCGACGCCGGGTCGTCGTCGACGGCCAGCGCCCGGACGGGGACTGTCTGGTCCGCGCCTTCACCGGTGGCTACGACGCCGTTGTAGACGCCCTCGCGGGTGAGCTCCCGGGACATCTCCACCAGGACGCCGTTGCGGCCGGCGTTGACCTCGAACACCGGCTCCGCGGGGTCGGGCCGGTCCTTGACGACGAAGATCCCCCGGTAGTCGACGTAGAAGTCCTTGGCCATCGCGTCGGCCAGGTCGCGCAGGAAGGCGTACCGGTCCTCCTCGGCGACCATGTTGCGGTTGAACACCACCGAGGTCATGTCGAAGTCGGCGTCGATGACCGCCGACGGGTACACGTCGAGGATCAGCTGCTCGAACGCCTCCTGCAGGGTGGTGCCGAGCGCGAACTGCACGGGCGCGACCAGGCGCCCGTCCACGATCGCGGCCATCCGGTCCTTGGCGGTCACCTCGACCTCACCGAGCGGTGCTGCATCCTGGGCCGGCGACTCGACACGGAAGTAGCCGAGGCTCACCCATTCCACGTGACGGTCGCCGAACTCGATGCCGCGCCGGACGAACAGCTCCTGCCCGTACGGCGCGAGCACGTCGGTGTGGTCGTTGGGCCACAGTGCCGGCTCGGTGGTCAGGTCGAGGCTGGCGCGGACGTCGGCGGTGCCGTCGGACACGACGTTGCCGCCCAGGATCTTGATCTGTGTGCCGGTGGGGTTGACGCCGGTCTGGTGGCCGGGCACGGCGATCACCTCGGCGCGCATCTTGTGCGAGTCGCGCACCGCGTCGAGGAACTGCTGGCTAACCGGCCTCATGGGACGATCACGTCCGTCGGGTCGCCGATGCGGTCCATGAGCTGCGCCCACGTGGCGTTGGCGGCGATGACGTCGCGCCAGGTGGCGTAGGCGTTGAGGACGCCCTGCCAGGTGACGGTGGACCCGACGATGGACGGGTCGGGCGCGGCGACCTCGGTAAGCGGCAGGTCGAAGTAGCGCCGCATCCCCCGGGTGGACCGCCGGCCCTCGGTGGTGTCGCCGATCACCACGTACATGGTGTCCACGCCGCAGGTGGCTGGCGCATGCAGGAACATCGGGTCGCCGGAGGACAGGATCACGTCAAAGTCGCGGGCGTCACCGAGGTTGTCGGTCATGATCGTGATGGTCTGCTGCCGCGACATCCGCAGGTCGGTCACGGCGACCGGGTAGCTGCGGCCGACGACGGGGAACACGCCGTTACGGGAGGCACGCTCGACCTCGGAGAAGTCGGTCAGCGCCACCTTGCGGTTCAGGAACGGCCGGGTGAGCGACTTCAACCACAGGCCGTCCAGGGCCACCGTGATCGAGGCGGTGAGCACTACGTCCGTGACCGAGCCGACCGCGACGGTGAAGCCGCGAGCGTTGAACAGGCCGTCGGTGTCGCCGGCTTCGAGGTCGAACGCGAATGCCTGCTGGCCACTCTGGCCAGCTGAGGCGAGGTGCCGCGTGTAGACCGCGCCGAGCATGTACCCGTCGGTGCTCCCGCTCGTGACGATGGGCGTCGCTGCGTCGGCCGACTTCGTGTACCCGGCCTGGTCCAGGAAGTCGCTGTTTCCGGTGGCCGGAGTCGGTGCCTGCACCTGCCCGGTCGGCATGCGGAGCTCGAAGTCATGCGGGCCGGTGGGGTCCACCGACGGCGTCTCGACCGGGTTGAGCGTCGGGAGGAGGCCGGAGAAGGCTGAGGCGGCTACCGGCGCCAGGTCTTCGCGGCCGCCGCTGATCGCGGCCACGGCAACGACGCATGCGCCGTCGGTGGACTTGCGGAAGATGTAGAACGGGGGCAACGTGTCGCCCTGCACCTTCCACCAGAGCTTGCAGAAGCCGCCGGAAATCAACGGGTGCCAGGTGTCACCACCGCCGAAGTCGCTTGGGAGCGTCATGTCGGCGGCGCTTCCGCCCTGCTGCATCTGGAGGGCGACGATCACGTCCCCCGGCTGGACTCCGGCCGGGGGTGTCACAGACTGGTTGTCGAACCCGTCGTCGGTGGCTGTGTCGACGGCGATGGAGCGCAGGTCCGCGGTCGGGGCATCGGCCGGTGGCCGCACCCGGTAGAAGTTCTCGACCGAGTCGGCGAACTCGTAGTCGTCCAGCTTGAACGCGCCGTTGACGACCGGCACGGCCGTGCCGCCGCGGACCGTGGTCCACCGGATCTGGTCGGTCGACCGCTCCACTATTGCGATCCCAGCCGGCAGGTCGGTGGCCTCGATCCGAACCCGGGACAGGTCGTCGAGGTAAGTCAGGGTGAGGCTGCTCATGCGGTCGCCACCCTCGGTGCGCCGGAGGTGATCGCCCGCTTGATCGCCCTGCCGTTCTTCTTGATCTCGACCTGGGCGATGCCGGCGATGGCCTCCTTGGAGAGCATCACGTTCACGGTGATCTCGCCGCCGCCCTGGCCGGGCGTCAGGACCCGCTCGCCGCGGCGCAACAGCGCCAGCCCCTCGGAGCGGCCGTCGCGGGGCATGAACACGCCGCCGGAGTGCAGCGTGGGGATGTTGGGCGTGTTGAAGGTGAACCGGGGCACGGTGATGGTTGGCCCGAACTGCCCGAGCGGGTCGTACGAGCCGCCGCCAATGGTGAACGACAGCCGGTTCCAGCCTCGGATGATCCCGTTGATCGCGCTGCGGAAGGCGTTGCCCAGCCCGTTGAACGCCCCGGACACGGCCCGCGAGATGCGCCCGGGCATCCCGGTGAAGAACCCGACGATGGCGTCAACCCGGCCGCCTACCCAGCTGGCCGCGCCACCGACCGCATCACGAACGGTCCGCATCGCCGTGGCGACGCCGTTGCCGACGGCGCGGCCAGCGGCCAGCACGGCGCCGAACGCTGCCTGGACGATGCGACGGAACGTCTCCGAGCGCTGATAGGCGAGCACCACGGCGGCCACCAGGGCCGCCAGGACGGTGATGACGATGCCGATGGGGTTGGCCCGCAGCACAGCGTTGAGCGCGCGCTGCACGACCGTGTAGGCGGTCGTCGCGGCGGTGGCGGCCCTCGTGGTGACGGTGTGCGCGACGGTAGCAGTGGTCGCCCTCACGGTCGCTACGGCGTTCGAGATGAACCCGGTAGCGGCGGCCTTCACGCTGGGGATGAGGAAGTTCGCGAACCCGGACGCGAGGTCACCGACGCCCATACCGAGGGTGAACAGGCCGTTGAACAGGTCACCCTTGGCGATCATCGATACGCCACTCATCGAGTCCTGGACACCTGTCAGGGTGTCGCGGAACCCCATGGCTCGGGTGTCGACGGAGTCGGCGGCCTCGCCGGCGCGGTCGAAGCTGGCGCCGGCATCGCGGCTCGCGCTCGACACGCGGTCCAGGCCGCGACTGGCTCCGTCGGTGGCGTTCTCCAGGCCACGCGCGTCACCGGTGAACTTGATCTTTACGGTACGCTCGCCGGCCATCATCCACCTCGCGTGAACTCGTCGATGATCTCGTCGGCGGCCGCGTTCCACTCGCGGCTGATCAGCGCCTCCTCGGACTCGATGGTCTTGAAGAACCAGTACGAGCCGCGACCCAGGTGCGGCCGGAACTGCCGGTACCGGCGCGAGCCGAACTCCGAGCCGAACAGCAGCTTGAACGCGGGCGCCCGGTTGCGGCCCAGGCGCTTCGTCCCGCCGGCCTCGACGACGGGTACACGGTCGCGCCGCGCCTTCACCGTGGTGGCGACGAGACGGGCCTGGCGCCCCTCGGCGCGGCCGGACTGGGTGGCGCGGTCGGCGAGCAGCTGCGCCAGCCGCTGGGCGCGGTCGCGCAGCTGGTCGTTGGCGTCCTTGGGCAGGTCCCGGAAGGCGTCGAGGGTCTCGTGGACGCCGTCGACCCGGACGGTCATCGTCAGCGACGTCCTAGCCACGAGAGTCCCCCTCCTTCTTCAACGCCTGTTCGATCAGCTCGGTCGCGGTGACGATCGCCGGCATCCCCTCCTCCACCCACACCGACGGCGCGATGCCGGTGGCGACCGCCAGCTCGATCACTCGTCGGGCGAGTGATCCGGCTGGGTAGGGTCCGGCTCGTCGTCCTGGTCTTCCTCGAACGCCAGGTCGTGGGTGTCGGCGAACTCGTCGAGCGAGCCGGCGAACATGCCCTGCCGGCGGCACGCTGTGTGCGCCAGCTGGTACAGCTCGGTCATGGTGCCGCCGCCGCGCAGGTTCGAGAACGCGGCGCCGCGGTACGCCTTCTCCCACAGGAAGACGTCGCGGGAGGCGGCGGTGATGTCGAACGGCTCGCCGTGGTCCGGCTTGACGGTGAACTCGATCACGACTGAAGGTCCCTGCTGTAGATCGGCTTCCCCTCGATCGGGAAGGTGACGGTCTGGGTCTCGGTGGTGCGCACGGCACCCCCGGCGCTGGGCGCCTTGACCTTGCATTCGCCGGTCCACTGGACGCCCCAGTCCGGGTCGTCCGGGTGGTTGACGAGCAGGAACGTCACCCACTGCCCGTCGAGGGTGGTGAGGACGTCGCTGATGCCGCCCACGGTCCAGTCGGCGAAGTAGGTGAGCTCCAGCGCGTAGTCGGGGTCGGCCTCCTCGCGGAACTCCCCGTCCGGGCAGAACGTGTAGAACCGCTCGCCGTCCTCGGTGTTGTTGACCACCTGCCAGTTCGACACCTGGCACTGGTAGTCCACGCCGTCCAGCGTGAGCGTGATCTCCTTGAGCTTCTTGTGGTTCACCATGTCCGGTCCTTCCTCACAGGTCCGCCTCGACGGTCAGTTCGTACGCGGGCAGATCGGCGTTGCCGACCTGGTAGGTGCCGGGCAACGCGATGGTGACCACGGCGAAGTCGGTGCCCTCGTCGATGGCGGCCGCCGCAACCGGCACGAGATCCCACAGGTTCTCGATGCTGCGGTCGTCGAACCGCTGCGTGAGGTAGACCAGGAACGTCGCTGCCGTCGGCTCGGTGCAGCCGGTCTCCCACGTCAGCCGCGGCGGCATGATGACGGCGGCCGGCGGGTCCAGCGATGCGCCCGGGTCTCGCGTCACCCGCAGGTTCGGCACGGCGGCCAACGCCGCCTCGATGGCCTCGGCGGCCTCGCGGACGTTCATCCGACCACCGGTCTCGCGTGGCGGCCGATGCGCAGCAGACGGTCGATGTCGGGGTCGACGGACGGCACGCGCCCTGACCCGGCCTCGGCCATCATCACCAGGCCGTCGGGCGACCGGTTGCGCGCGTGCCACCGGCCGGCCAGCCTGATCGTGCCCAGGATCAGGCTGGCGTCACCGGCCGGGTCGGGCTTCGTCGAGGTCGAGCCGCCGCCGAAGTTGTAGTCACGCGCGCGCACCCGCTCGACGAAGAACACCGAGGCGTCGAGGACACGGGTGAGCCGCTCGTCGTCGCGGTCGTCGGTGATCTTCAGATCGTCCTTCAGCTCGTCCAGCGTCGGCGGCCACGCCATGCCCAGTCACCTCCCTACTTCTTCTCGATCTCCCAGCCGCGCTCGGTGAGCACGTGCCCACCGGCGCGGACCGGCTCGGCCTTCGGCTTCGCCTTGGCCTTCGGCTTGCGCTCGGCCATCAGGAGCCCGCGGTGTGCCGGACGGCGAACAGGCCGACCGGGCGCAGCAGCCGCGTCGCGAAGTAGCCGAACAGCGCCAGGTCGATCTGGGCGGGGCCGTTGCGCTCCTCGTAGCGGAAGGTGAGCAGAGCCGACTCCCACGCCCACACGTCCGAGCGGTTGTAGCCGAGGACGTCGGCGTCGCCGGCGCCATTGCCGAGCATCGACCAGGTGGGCACGTTGGCCAGCCCGTCGACGGACCAGCCCTGCTGGACGGCGTTGCCGAGGCCGGCGGTGTTGGTGGCGCCGATGCTGGGCAGCAGCGGCCGACCGTCGGCACCGACAGCGCCCGCGTACTCCGAGGTGGCCTCCTGGCTCAGGTGGGCCAGGGTGGGCGCGGCGAACCGGCGGAACGGGTAGACCGCGAGGGCCTGCCGCACCGTGGTCAGCAGCTCCAGGCCAGCGCCGGCGCTGGTGAACACCTGGGCACCGGCTCCGGAGAAGCCGTTGGTGATGGTGCCGCCCTGGCCGTTCGGCCCATTCAGCTCGGCGTACACCTTGGCCTCGCACTGCTGGCTGTACGACTCGCGCATGGCCTGCAGGGCGATCGCGTCGATCTGCGGGTTGGACGAGTCGACCAGCTCGCGGGTGACCTCCATCAGGCCCGAGATGGCGCCCGGGGTGACCGTCACCGGCTCGAACGTGATGCTGCCCGGCGTCGGGTTGGTGCCCTCCGTGTGGTCGCTGGTGGCGTTGGTGGCAGACACGAACCGCGGCACGGTGAACGGCGTGGCGTCGGTGAGGGTGCCGCGCGACACGGTGTCGACGAGCGGGCGGCCCTGCGGCAGCTGGCCCACGTACAGGTCGGGCCGGTAGCCGGGCGGGATGATCTGCGGGTCGCTCGTGGTGGACTCCACGAACTTGAGCTCGGCGGCCCGCTGGGCGAAGTCGGCGGACTGCTCGGAGTACTTGCGCAGCCGCGCCACGGCGTCGTCGGCGGCAGGACCGTGCTCCTGCTTCGCCTTCCAGGCGTCGCGGACGAACGACGGGCCGGAGCCGTCGAGCCGGTAGACGGGCGCCTCCCGGACGACCTGCACGCCGGGCGTCGGGCGGCCGGCGCGGACGACCTCGCGGATGTTCTGCGGGTCCTCGGGGTCCACGCCGATGCGGGCGAAGCCGGCCGTGACGGCCTTCTCCACGGCCTCGGCGATGCCGGCGGTGAACGCGGTCAGGTCCGGCGCCTCGGCCGTCTCCTTGACCTTGGTGTCGGACATGTCGGGTTCCTCTCGTTCCGCGGTCACGGTTGTGACTCGCGCGTCTTCGAAGGCGGGCATCGCCGTGATGGTGATCTCCCGCAGGGCCGCGTTGCGGACCAGGCGCACAGCGCGGTCGGTCGGGTCGGCCTGCCAACCGTCCTCGTCGGTGAAGTCGACGCCGACGCTCAGGCCATCCAGCACGCCATCCTCAGCGAGCGAGAGCACGCGGTCGCCCTCCTCACCGCGGGCGACACTGAACGTCGCCTCCAGGCCGGCGTCGGTGGCCTTCAGCGCGGTGGCACGGCCGACGGCCTGGCGCGCGTCGTGGTCACGCAGCAGCTTCACCCGAGCCGGGTCCGTCCACGACAGCGAGCCCTTGGCGAACCGCCAGCCGTATCCCCCGGAGCGCGCGGCGACGCCCCACGGCACGGCGAGGCCGGTGATGGTGCGCTTCTCGGCGTTGACCCGGAACGCGGCGGCAACCTCGGGCGTGTCGAACTGGACGGCCGGGCCGGCGCTGAACGTACGCTCGGCGGGTCGCTCGGCTTCGGTCTCGGTCACGGCCTCCTCCTGGGGCTGGGTCTGCGGCTGGGCAGCGGGACGGATGCGGGCGAGCTCGGCCGGCGTGAGGGCCGGCTTGTCTTCGAGCTCGCGGATCTCCTCGACGGTGAAGGCGCCGACGCGCAGACCGACCTCGTAGGTCTGCATCCGCGTGAGGGTGTCGCCGCGCAGGAACGCGGCCCAGTCGACGTGGGCGGTGTAGCCGCGCGGCAGCGTGTCGTTCATCGACAGCCGGTCCTCGACGGCGGACACGTACGGCGCCAGCGTGAAGTCGATCAAGTCCTGGCGGCGCTGCTCGCTGTTCTGGTACGTCCGGGTCGTGACGGACACGCCGAGGTCGGTGGGGTCGATGCCGGTGGCGCGGGCGATCTCCAGCACGGCGTGCTGGCGGGCGTCGGCCATCTGCAGCTGCTCGGGGTTGTATCCGAGCTGGTGCAGCTGCAGGCCGCCGACGTAGCCCCAGGCGTTGCGCTGCCGGGACGTCTGCCAGTCGTCGATGATCTCCTGGACCTCGTCCTTGTCCGGGAGGTCCGCACCCTCGGGCGCGGAGAAGTAGCCGAGCGGCGGCACGCCGAAGGCGAACAGCGCGGCGGCCTTGTCCAACATGAGAGCGGACCGGATGGCGCGGGCGCCGTGGATCAGCAGCGGCGGGTTCGGCGAGTCGAACCGGATCACCTGGTCGTCGGGGACGTAGACGCCGTCGATGTAGACGCGGCCGTGCTCCGGCCAGCGCGGGTTCTCCGGGTCGTAGTCCGACGGCAGCAGTGGCCCGTCGGGCTGGACGGTGACGGCGTCGAGCGGGACGTGTTGGGCGCGGGTCGGGAAGCCGTGCCAGCCGAGCTGGGTGACGCGCCAGAACGAGACCGACTCGAACAGCAGGTCGGCGTAGGTCACGGCCAGCGTGACGCTGTTGGGCACGTCCGGGTCGATCTGGCCGCCGAGCAGGTAGGTGGCGTCGGGGACGACGCGGCGGTCTGGTCCGTGCACGCGGTGCGGCAGCGACCCCGGCGTGCTGATCAGGTTCCGCGCCCGCAGCACGGCCGGCACCTGCAGAGCCTCGCTGCGGGAGATGCGCGGTGCGATGCCGGCAGGCGCCATCGCCTCCAGCAGCTCGGGCGGAATGGTGATGCTGGAGAACGTCTGGCGCGGCGCCGGTGCGACGGCCTGAACCCCGGCCGCTCGGCGCGTCAGTCGCAGTGCATCCCGCCATCCCACGTACCAGATGGTACGCCAAGATTCTTGACGTCGAGATTCTTGATGCGACGATGATGGTGTGTCGACCGTCCTGGGGTGCGAGCAGCCGCGGCTGTTCACGCTGCCGCTGCGCGAGCTGACACCGGAGACGTCGCTGGGCTTCGAGGCCACCGAGTGGATCGAGAAGCACCTGTTCCCGCTGCTGCCGTGGCAGCGCTGGTGGCTGGTGCACGCGCTGGAGCTGCGGCCGGACGGGACGCTGCGGTTCCGCACGCTGATCACGCTGATCGCCCGGCAGAACGGCAAGAGCCGGCTCATGCAGGCGCTCACGTTGTGGATGATCTTCACCGGCCGCGCCAAGTTGGCGTTGGGTGCCGCGCAGTCGCTCGACGTCGCCCGGGAGGCGTGGACCGGCGCCGTCGACCTCGCCCAGGACGACGACGACCTGCGCATGGACATTGCCCGCGTGCGGATGGCGAACGGCGAGCAGGAGCTGCGCCTGGCCAGCGGCGCCCGCTACAAGATCACGGCGGCGACGAGGTCAGCCGGCCGCGGCCTGTCCGTCGACCTGCTGAACCTCGACGAGCTGCGCGAGCACCGCGACTGGCTCGCCTGGGGTGCGCTCTCGAAGACGACGACGGCCCGGCCGCAGGCGATCACCGCGGCGTTCTCCAATGCCGGCGACGACGACAGCGTGGTGCTGAACAGCCTCCGTGACGGCGCGCTGGCGGCGATCGAGGACCCGGAGACGAGGGTGTTCCTCGCCGAGTGGTCCGCACCGGACGGCTGCGAGCTCGACGACGTGGAGGCCATCCGCCAGGCGAACCCGGGCCTCGGGCACATCATCGACATCGACAGCATCCACGCTGCCCGGCTCGTCGACCCGCCGGCCGTCTACCGCACCGAGACGCTGTGTCAGCGCGTCGCCGCGATGGACGGAGCGATCGATCTTGCCGCCTGGACCGACAGCGGCGACATCGGCACCCTCGACGGCGTCCGCGACCGCGTGTGCCTCGGCCTCGACGTGAGCCCGGACCTGCAGCACGTCACGCTCGTGGCTGCCGCCCTCCTCGACGACGGCCGGGTGCGCGCCGAGGTGGTCGCCGCGTGGTCCAGCACCGAGGACGCACGCTACGAGCTGGATGAGCTGCTGGACCGCATCAAGCCGCGCGCCGTCGGATGGCTGCCAGGTGGGCCGGCCGCCGCTCTCGCCGCAGACCTGCGGGGCCGGCGAGGTCTCACCGAGATCAAGTCGGCCGACGTCGGCGCCATCTGCCAGGGCCTGGCCGAATTCGTGTCCGCCAGGCGTGTTCTGCACTCGAATGACCCGTTGCTGACTGCGCAGGTGCAGGGCGCATCGAAGCTGTACAGCGGCGACGGATGGCGATTCACGCGCAAGGGAGTCGGCCACGTCGACGGCGTCTACGCGCTGAGCGCCGCCGTGCACCTCGCGCGCACCCTCCCAGCGCCACGCGAACGCCCACGCCTGATCCTGCCGCGCGCAAGCTGATCAAGAGAGAGAGATTCATAGGGGGCATGGATGTCCGCGGCTGGTGGTGCGGGAAAAATGGGACCTGCTGTCACCTGCTGGGTCTGTGACTACTCACCACTGTGTTCTTGGTCTGGGTGGTGGGTCCTTCGCGAGGCGTGTCGGATCGCCGACTCGCAGGTTGCAGTGCTTGCAGCTGGCGACGAGGTGAGCTGGGTCGTCGCCTGTGACGCTGCGCCCGAGTGTGTGGTGTACCTCGGTGGCGATGGTGGTGCATCCGGGTAGCTGCAGTCGGCAGCGTCGTCCGTCGCGGGCGAGCACCCGTGCACGGACGACGCGCCATGCACGGGTGCTGCCCTTGGCCCACGCTTTGCTCACGTCGGGATGGTGGAGGCGAACAGGTACCCGGTAGAGCCGAGCACACCGACGGTGGCGATGAGTACCTGGCTGATGTGGCCGGCGTCGGATGGGCGTGGTGTGCGCTGGCCCTCGCTGATCTTGCGGCGGTGGCGCCGGCAGCGTCGGCAGGCGCAGGCTCGTGCGCGTTCGGCGAGTAGCTGTTCTCCGAGTGCGCGGATGGTGTCCCGCTGTTCGGCGACTCGTTCGGTGGCGTCGGTGAGCAGCTGTTCGACGGCGGGCGGCATGTCGCGCCACCAGGGCGAGTCGGCGCTGTTGGCCAGGTGCTGCTCCAGCTGTGCTCGTGCGGTCTCTCGTGCGTCGTCGCTCATGCTGCTGCTCTCCTCTCGCTGATGATCTTGTTCACGATGATCTGCGGAGTGTGGACCCCGTTGGCGAGCATGCCGTCGACCTCCGAGCGCTCGATATCGCCGACCGGCTCGTGGCCTCTCATCGCCAGCGATTCGTCGATGCAGCCGGTGACGTCGTCGTGGCTGTCGTCGATGCAGTGCCAGCCGTCGTCGCGTTCTTCGACGTGATCACTCCATCGCCAGGGCCGCGACTCGTCGCGGTCCCGACGAGGAGGAGGCGACGAAGGAGCCGACGACGAGGCGGAACGCTCTTCTTCGTCTCGGTCCTTCGTCTCGGTCCTTCGTATAGCGCCTGGTTCTCCGACGCCTGGTTCTCCGACGCCGGTTTTCCAGTCCTCGGCGCCACCTGCAAGGATGCCGGATTCGCCCTGGTCGGAGTGCTGCGGCGTCTCATACACGAACGTGACCGTGATCCATCGCCCTCGCTCGCCCCGCTGCTTGCGCCGCACGACGTAGCCGGCGTCCTCCAGCTCCCGCAGCGCTGCACGGATCGCATCGCGCCCCTCGCGACCCTCACGGGTCAGCTGGGTGGAGTTGGTGCGCCAGTCCGCCGGTCGGCTGAGGATGGCGGCCAGCAGGCCGCGAGCACGGAACGACAGGCGCTCGTCGCGCAGCAGCGCGTTGTCCAGGATGGTGAAGTGCGCCGTGTGACCCGGAGCCCTGACAATCATGCCGCCACCGCCTTGGCGCGGTCGTTGATGCGGTGGCACAGGATGCAGCGCGGCTCGTAGTCGTCCGGCCACGGCGAGTACCTCAACCCTCGCGGGTTGATCAGCTCGTCGGGCGAGTCGCCTCTGTACGACCACTCCAGCGCTCGTGCGCCGCAGTCGACGCAGCGGTGCTCGGCGGCGTCACCGCGGGCCGCTGCGACTCGTTGGTGAGCGCTGGAGTACGCCGGGGTCGTCGTTCGGTAGCCGCCGCGCGCCATCATGCACCTCGCAGCAGGTCGGCGAGACGGTCACGCTGCTCGGGAGTCAGCGGAGGGAATGAATCGACGAGATTCTTGATGTATTCCTCGGCATTCAGGAAATGCAATTCCCGTCGCGCTTCCTGTGCCTTTTCGTGGTGCCCCCATCGCGTATTCTGTGCGATTTGGCCACCGAGCGACTTACGTCGCTGCTCGATCTGACTTGCCATTGAGATCTCACCTTTCGATAAGGCGATAACCTCTCTCGACCATTAACTCTAGCTGTCGTACAGTCGTTCGGCAAGCTGGATCATGCAGGTGATATAGGGACTCCTGGTCCCTCCGTGGCCCTATTTGAAAGAATGCCCTGGTCGCCGCTTGATCCAACAAGAATGGCCCCCCGGAATTCACCGAAGGGCCATTCCTATGGCGAGCTAGCTTCGCGGTTGGATGAGCACGCTTTCGGGCCTGAATGTCCGAATTCCTCTACCCGGCGACAACAGCTTCACCGTCATCAGCTCGGCGATGACGGCTCGCCGCTGCTGGAGGTCCAGGCCCTCCCACACCGCCCGCGCCTGCTCGGCGCCCGCGAACGCCAGCAGGGCGCTCTCCCGCGCCGCTGCTGCCAGCTGGCCGTCCAGCTGCTCCAGGCGCCCGTCGAGGCGTTCAGTGCCGACTCGCAGCTGTGAGGCCGTCAGCTCGCCGTCGGCGAACAGCACGGCCAGCTGGTCACGCCGCTGCCGCAGCGTCGCAGCCTCGGTATGCAGGGCACCGACGTCCGGGCGCTTCGCCGCGACCAGATCGGCGACGTCCGGGCGCCCCAGTCGCTCGCACACCACTGCAGTCACGAAGTCGTCGACCGGGCCGGCCGCGCGCACCACGTGGCTCTTGGAGGCGCACCGGTAGGTCCGGTTGCCGTGGTTGAGGCCGCCGGCCCGGATCAGGCCACCGCAGACGCCGCACGTCGCCAGACCCGTCAGAAGGTAGGTCCGCTCGGTCCCGGGCGACACCCGCCGCTCAGGGTCGCTGAGAATTCCCTGCACGAGCCGCCACAGCTCCTCGTCCACGATCGCCGGCCACGCACCCTCCCCCACGACCTCACCGCGGTATGAGCGCAAGGCGGCGTAGCGCGGGTTCGCCAGGACCGTCCGGACGGCGCGAGGTGTCCACGGGCGCCCCCACGTCGTCGTGTGGCCCTCCCAGGCACGGACGATCGACAGCACCGACCCGCCGGCGGCCACCTTCTCGAAGGCGCAGCGGACGAGCTCGGCCTCGACGGGTACCAGTTCCATGCCGTCGGAGCTGTAGCCGAACGCGCGCGGCCCCTGCGGCGGGCGTCCCTGCCGGGCACGCTGCGCATTCGCGAGCACCTGCCGGCTCGACTTCCGCTCCACCTCACCACGGGCCACGGCGGTCAGGATACGGCCCACGAGGCGCCCGGAGTCGGTGGCGAGGTCAAGGTCTCCCTGGACGGTCACGACCGCGATGCCGGCGCGCTCGCACAGCACCACCAGGCGCTCCATGTCGGCCACGCCGCGGGTGAGCCGGTCCAGGGACCACGCCATGATGACGTCGTACCGGCCGGCCTCGGCGTCGGCGAGGAGCTGCGTCCAGCGCGGCCGCGCGCCGTTCGTCGCGGAGACGCTGTTGTCGACGTACTCCTCGACGACGGTCAGCCCGCGAGCCTGCGCGAGGCTGGTGCACGCGTCCCGCTGCCGATCGACGGCGGCGCCGTCACCGGTCCGGTCGAGCGACTGCCTCAGATAGAGCACTGCCCTCTTGCCATCCAT